TGTATTATTAACTGATTTTGTTCAATTAATAGTTTCAATATAGAACAACCTTTTGATTTTACGCTTTTGGTTGTTCGTATTCCATGATCTGATCTCTTCCCTCCAAAATTTGATACTTGTTTCCCGGCTCTGCCGTGGTTTTCAGTAAAGAGAAGATTTTCATAGCCGTAATCCATAAAGAGTATATCAGCAACTTGTTCACCAATATCGTTAATTTCAATTAACACTGCACTCTCATTGTACATCAGCCCTATTCTATATATAACGGAGGCAAAGTCTACCGGACTTATGGTATTATCTTTGTATACACATACTTGTTTGTATGGCATTTCCGTTGTATCAATTATATTAAAAGCAGAATAATCGAGTCCTTTACCTCTCGATACATCAACTACCATTACATATGCATGTTCTTGTTGTACTGCTTCATATTGTGTAATACCTTCAGCCTCATGTAATGGCCTAGACGGCGCAAGTTCTTTGAGTTTGGCACCGCTTATTAGTGTACCTGAGCTTCCTAAGAACTGACAACAGTATTCTTGATTAAATTTTTCGATATCGAAATCTAACGCTTCGAGAGTTTCATCTTTCCACGCATCATCTCGACCAGGTACATCGTACCACATAACCTCAACGTATTCATAACCATTTGTACCTTCTTTAGCACCTTTACAGGTTTTCCAAAAATGATTCAATCCATTAGGAGTAGAGGTCATTAATAATTTTGTTGTTTTACCAGAAGATATCGTTGGATATACAGAAGCAAAGAATTCATCAAACCCTTCAATAAACGCAACCTCATCGAGATATAGAAAGGATATAGATTTACCACGAATAGCAGAAGATGTTGTAGTACCTGCATAGATCTTACAACCATTCTCTAACGTGATGTTACCTTTATTCCATTCTTCAATACCTTGCTGCATCCACTTAGGTAATGCTTCATAAGCTAACTGAACTCGGCCTAGAACCTCTCGAGCAGCATCTCCTTTGTTTGCCAATATGGCTACAGTCTTGAATTCATTAAAGAGGATGTAGTGTAATATAACGGCTACTGCTGTAGTTGTTTTACCAGCCTGCCTTGATGTTAATACTGCAACTCTTCTTGAGTCAGTAATCTTACGTGTAATATCTTTTTGATAGTCATACATGTCCATTGGAATTAATCCATGGTCAACATGCACAATCTTAATATATTGCTCTGCAAAATAAACTGGGTCATCAGCACACTTCATATACTCTTTAAGCATCTCAGGAGTAAATTCTATCTGTTCTCCAATCTTTTTGAGATATGAGTTGCCTAAGTAGCCACGATCCATTACTTATCTTCGCCTTTAATCATTTTCAGTAAATCAGCCGTTGATACAATAAGGTTATTATTTGTAACATTTGTACTCTTATCAGCCGAAGGATCTTCTTCTTTTGCGTATCTTTTCTTTGTTGACATTTCAACGTAATCTTTGTTCGCATCGAGTAATGTTTTCATTAAAGTAGATACAACTTCAAATGCTCGAGGAGATTCAGACTGTTTTGCGATCTCAGTCATTTCTCTAACAGCGTCGTCACCGAGATTAATAATGTTTTCGATATTTGCCTTAGCCAATTCAATATCTTTTAGATTCTCTTTGGCAGTAGAACTCATAACGGCTGGTAGGCCTGCTTCACTTTCTTGCGGCAAATTCTTTAAAGAATCTACACTTTTCTGCAGTTCCCCGTCCATTGCGACTTCGTTTGTTGAAAAAGAGTTAACTGGTAAGTCAGATACTTTCACATCTAATTTATCCAAACCTTCTTGAGTATCTTGGAGTGGTCTCATATTTAACTTTTGCGCTATAGTATCTTCATTCATGATATTATTTATCCATAACTTTCCAGTCACCATCTTTGTTTACCCAAGCGCAACTTTGACGAAGCTTTGATGTACTAAACCGATGATCACGTTTATTAAAGAAAAGTTCAATATCGCGTTTACGACAAATATCCTTTCCTGTAAATTCTTTATCTCTATACTCTTCACCTAAGATACGAACATTAATTGTATACAGTTCAAGTATATCTTCAAGATCTTGTTCTGTTGAATAAGGAATAATTTCGTCAACGTAACTCACCGCTTTAAGTTGACTGTATCTTTCAACAATTGTTTGAATTGGTTGATTCTTTTCTTTAGGACGATCTACAGCAGGATCCATTTGTAATCCTACAATTAAATAATCACATTGTTCTTTTGCTTCTCTTAGCATCTGAACGTGGCCAGCATGAAGCAGGTCAAAGCTGCTACAAGTAAATCCAATCTTCATAATAAATGTTCCTTCTTAACTAGGTTCTGTATCAGAGCTTTGCCCTAAGTATGCCCAGTTGTCGTCAAATTCAATCAAGCTATAATCAATAGTTTGTGTTATATCAGTGGTTGCTACATTATTTGCTGTAGAACCTGGTTGTCCAGTTTGGAATGTTTCAAACTCTGTGTCAGTTGGCGTATCAGTTGCCAATCTTGCATCAACAAACTTAATAACTGCCTTATCCTTCTCAGGACCAAAGAACCAACCTTTCATTGTAAAGTTTAATGTATATAGTATACTTCTTCTTTGCGTAAATGCTTCTTCATAAAGATCTTCTGACGCCACGTCATTTAATATGAGAGGGATATCAATTGCTTCTAATCCTGGTATCAGATTCACAGTGCTTGTAAATTCTGGATTAAAGAACGGTAATATTTGTTCTAAACATTTAACCGCGTCTTCGTTATATTTTGCCATGATGTATAAACTGAATCCCATATTATATGGAGTTCCTGAATATACAAATCGTCTGCCGCCGTTATCTACATCTACAGCGGTCTTTCTTAATTTTCTTGTTGGTGCAACTTTTCGTTCTGCGTCATATGTAAAACTATTTAATTCAAAAGCCATACGAGGCAATGTCATTGCGAATGGTTGTCCTGCAGTTGGCTTTCCAAATGCGTCTTGCGTTGCTCCGCCTTGTAATGTAGGATCTTGTTCAAGTCTTGCTAAAATCTTTTGATATGGTCCATAAGAAATAGGTACTATCTGTCTCTGATTAAGAGTCCCATCAGTACTTGTTCTGCGAACTTCTAATTGATTAAAATATGTACCAAATAAAGCAACATATTTGCGAATCGTAGAATTATAAAAATAATTTGCTATTGCCATTAGGTATCACTTATAGATATGTTTTCACTGAAAGGATCTACCTCTGAGAAATCAATAATACCATCGGCTTCTATTTCAAAGTCAAGATTCATTGAGTTATCATCAGTTGTAGCAAGTGCCGACAACGTTGCATTATTTGCATCAACAATTATGTCTGTATTATATGCAGCAAAGTAATCATCAATATTCGAACGACCAGTATTAAACCTTTGATTTGAATATTCTAACAATTCGCATTGCATATCATATACTTGTGTTTGTCCCATTTGATAAAATATGCTTTCATGTTCAACATATTTAATTTCAAACATCTTTTCGTTTAAAGGGAAGTAAATTAAATCGCCTTCTCTTGGTCGAGTGAGTTCAACAACTTCTCGAGTTACGTGTCTTTCAAATGTTCTATTCGCAACTGTAAGCGTTAATGTATCTCTTATTTCTAAACCAAACTTAGATAAGAAATCGCCTTCTCCTTCAAAACCTTCCATACTCTTAACATAAGTTTCAAATTCAAATGTTTCGTTGTATTCTGGAAAGTCATCTTCGTTAAAGATCTTATCTCGACCTTTAATTGCTCTACTAATATAAATGACATCAACACCATAAATCTTAATTGACTCAATAACTAAATCGTCAATTAAAGATTGTTCTTGGACTTGAGCATAATTATTAAAGAATGTATTCGTAGCCATTTAGCTTATCCAATAAATCCATAGGAAAGAGGTTGCAGATTCTGTATTGCTTCTTCCTCCATTATTTTCCTTTCTTCTCTGGCATCAGCAAGTATCTGTTCTCCGTTGAAAGATACTCCACCAACAAGTTGCATACCCGTAAATTTTGTTAGGTTCGATCCCCACTGTTCTTTAATTAACGCAGCTGCGTAATTTTGTAAGAAACGATCACCCCATACATCTGCATATGTTGTTCCGTCAATTACATCATACGCCTCAATAATAATATATTCGCCGACAGGCATTGTGTCTGCCCCAGAATCAATCCATAATTTATTTACATGTTTATTATAACGGATCATTGGTTTTCCAACAAGCATTTCTTGTAAGAATTCCATATGTTGCATTGACATAAAATAGTTTGTGATATTATAACCAGTAATGTCTTCGAGATTATTTAGAACAAATTGGTACTGAACATTAAATATGCCACCACCCGTAGAAATACTTGACTGCATATTAAAGATGCCTGATATACCAAGTATCGTTGTAGGTAAAGTTACATAACCATTATCTTTATCAGTTTGAGTAATTTGGTGTTTAAGATAAACTAACTGGCTTCCATTAAAATGATAGTCTCTCCAGAAATCTATAGCTTCATCAAGACGGTCATCAATCTGTTCGTCAGACACATTAATATCAATCACAGGAGCACCTAGCTTCCGGAGTATCCAGCCTTTGAATTGTTCTCTTGTTGTTGGTTGTGCCATTAGTTTATTCTCTTTTGTTTATTTATTATGTAAACACACAAGTTGTTGTCCCACCAGTATTACCAAAAGGATCCTCTGTACCGTTATTATCACTGCCCTCGTACCAAGTCCAATATGTATTACCACCAGAATCTGCAGTATAAGATGCACTCGTTCTTTGGTACGCTGTACTGCCTATAGTTAAAGTAGTCCAGCCACTATTTGCCCGGTTGGTGCCAGCAATCACGAGGGTGACTCCGGAGGTCGGATAGTAAGTATCCCAAATATATTGAATCTGTAAGATTGAGGCGCCACTATAAATATTACTTGTTCCATCAGCGATAGAACCGCCAGCACCGCTAATTAAGAAGCCTCTACGAGTGGTTGTGCCTGTGGGTGCCCCGCCGCCGCCGCTTGCGCTGCTGGATTGCCCAACAGTAACAGTTTGGCTGTCCAAGTTACTGGCACCGCCACCGCCGCCACCGCTACCCGTGCCTGCTGCTACTATTCCTGCGTTACTAATAATATTCATTACATGTGATAGTGCCATTTTATTTCCTATGCGCCTCCGAAGTACTCGACTTCATAATAACCAGTTGCTAATACTGGCGATCCACTGCTATTCGCTGATATTTCTATTTTCATAACATTATTTTCATCAGCATAACTACTGTAGGTTCTGGTATCGTATACCACAAATTCTCTTGTCGTATTTAAAGCTATCCACGTATTGAGTGTATCACTTCTAGCTACGTTTAAGTTAACTGTGCCTGCGTAATTGGACGCCTTTATATAATATGTTTGTGATGGAGTAATGTTATTCCAAGTTGTAGTTGAATATAAAGTTTCGCCATCTCCACCCACATTATTTGGATGTTGCCATTTATATACATTACCGTCTGCTTTAAATCTCCACCCTGCTTCAAATGGCGTAATGCCAGTTGCATCAGAATTAGTTACTGGGCTGCCTGTGGTTCCATCTAAAGTAACGGCTTCTGTTGGTGAAGATCCTGCGTAGCCTACAGCAGATCCTGCTTGGTAAGTATTTCTTGAAAGAAGTGTTATTTGCCAATATCTTCGAGTGGACCAAGTTGGTTCTCCGCCTACCCACTTTATATTAGAAGGAAATGTTGGAGTATGACCAGAAGATGTTGTATCTAATAGTAACGCGGTTGTTCTACCTTCGTCTCCACCACTTATAGTAAACGTTTGGTTTCCAGTCATGATACAAGTCTGAATAGAGTTAGACAAGGTAATATTACTAGTGACAGATGATGGTGAAGCGTGTAAGTCTCCATACGTACCAGCCGTAGACTGAATATTTATAAAACTTCTATTATCATCTATAATAGTAGAGTTTGATATTTTAATTGCCATTTTTAGTTTCCTCTATTACTCTTCGGCAAGATCTTCGATTATCTCATCTGCACTACCTCGAGCAGATGCTTGAGATGCAGCAGTATCTATATTGCCTTCGCTGTCGTATATAGATGGTGCCTCAACATAAATATCGTTTGGGTGTTCTAATACTCTACATGTAGTCCATGTATGGTCTTCACCGTCTATATTTTCAATTCTTGTATTAAATTCGTATTCGTATTCCATTTTTATTTCTCTTTAGGTAAACGTCATTTTTACTGTGCCACCGCCTGTCTGGCCAAGGAAAGGATTTCGTGGTGAATCACCACCGCTAGAGCCTGAGCCAGAATAAGTTTTTTTCCACTGGGTTACATAAACACCGCTACTTAGAAAAGTTGAATATGTTGAAGTGGCTCTTGACTGAACCTGCGACCCGTTAGAACTATCACTATCAGTATCCCAGGTTAAAATAGACCATCCTGTTCCATCACCAGAAGTCGTTGGAGCCTGATTAGGGTAATAGGAACTGTTGTTTTGCAGCTGCAACCAAAACTCATCATCTTGTTGACTACTCTGATAAAGATATCCATCTCTAAAAGTCATTGATCGTACAGTGCCGGCAGGTGATGAATATATTCCAGTAGGAACTGCATTAGTATCCAATGAACCAAATGCCCCAGCTCCGTACGGACTTCCAGTACCACCAGCATTTCTACCGAAAAGCGACGTGGCTGTATAACCGACATTACCAACAGTCATTGTATATTCCATATCATTAGCAGGAGTACCTGATCCTGCGCCCCAGCCTGTTGCTGTTGCTCTAATCGTAGTGTTATCCCAACAAGTAAAACCAACTAGCCAATGTTGTACTCCAGTTGCATCCCAATCTGGTTCAGTACCATCTCCTGGCCATTGTATTGATGAAGGCCAAGTTGGAAGATGTCCACTTGAGGATACGTCTAACATAAGTATGGCACATTTTCCTGTGGCGATATTAGACGCAGTAAATGTAGTAGGTGCAGATAAAGTCCGCCTCATAATTGGTTTAGACATGTCTAGGACTGTCGTTATTATTGTTGCTGAACCGTGGAACTGACTGTACGTGCCTTCAATATTGCTCATGTTAACCACTGCACGAGAATCGTTTATAACTTCAGTTCCTGATATTTTAATTGCCATTTATATTATCCTTAAGGTATCTGGCCAGCCCATGATCGCGCGTAGCATGACCCGCTGCCTTGTGTAAATTCACATGTTGAATATAAAGTTCCCTCATCACATACAACTTTGATTCTAAAGTCGGGATCAGCCGTATTTAAACTGAATGTTGTTTGTGCCAGGCCGGCGCTGCCCACTCTAGCCATCCATCCAAACCGCCGACCGCCAGGTGAATTAGGAACACTATAATAAGTGCCTGAAGCATATCCATCATCTACTGGAGTTGGGCCATAGGCATAACCGGAAGGACTGCCAGGACCTGATTGCGACTGAACGTTATATTGACATTCTATTGAAGTAATATTAGTGCAACCTGATGTATCAATATATGTATGATAAACTGTTCCCACTGCCGCGTTCGTTCCACCAACATGTGCAACATCTATTCTATCGTTAGCAGTGTCGTATGAAAATGTTACTGCCGCAAACGCCTCAGCGGCGGCGCCAAATTCGGTTTCCCGTATTTGAATATGATCCCACTGGGATATTAAAAACGAACTTTGTAGTGCTGGTGCAGCAGGTGTATCGTCATATCCTGCAGCAGATGCGTAAATATCATTTGGACCAAAACATACAGTAGTAATTATCCAATATCTATTAGACGACCAGTTAGGAGTAGATTGAAACGACCAATCGCCAGGAAATGTAGGTACATGGTGGGTATCGGTTATATCTAATAGCAATACTGCAGTTCTACCAGTAGCGCCGTTAATATAAGTAAATGTTGTTGCCGCAGAAAGAGTCCTGGATAACATTGTATATGACAAGTCTATCACAGTTCCGGCAACAGTTTGAATGTATGGGTGAAATGACGTATATGTACCGTCCATACCACTAATTGATGTTAGTGCACGATAGTCATTAATGACGGTTGTCCCGCCGATCTTAATTGCCATCCTCGTCCTCCAGACTATTAGCGTTTAAGTTATATAGTTATTTATACTTAATCTCTTCTTTCGATATCAGATTCTTCTAATTTATCTCCAAGCCATACTTCAATTACTTTAGCAGGTCCTGAACCAACGTTAGTTGCTTTATGCCAAACACCTTTTGGTATATCAATACTTTGACCTTCCCAATAGATACGAGATTCTGTTAAACGATTACCATGGTCAAGTTCCATTAATATAGAACCCTTTACAACATGCCAATGTTCAGATCTATGCTTGTGTTTTTGGTCGCTTAGTGATTGTCCTTCGTCAAAACTTAGTTCTTTAACTCGCCATGAACCATTTGAATCTAATACTTTATATGTTCCCCATTTACGTTGAGTCGTAGGTTGAGACCATTCTTTGAGTATCAAACTTGATGAATTCTTTTTATCTTCTCCACCAATTCCAAACTCAAACTCAATACCCTCTACTGCCATCTCAGGGATGTTATCTGATGTTCTATCACCACCGTTTACAAATATAATAGTATCATTGGGATAATAGAGTTTAACTTGTTCTAAGCAATGTATCGCGCTTTCATCCGAATCGTCAAATGAAATTACTTTATCAACGCAAGCAAGTTCTGAAACAATAGCTGCTCTTTCTTCAAACGGCATAAAGAATTTTCCTTTCTTTCTTATAAGCCATTCATCTGAATTTACACCAACAATTAATTGAGTACCACTTAGAGAAGCATCTTTTAAATATTGAATGTGTCCTGAATGAATTGGATCAAAGCCACCTGTGGCAACTACTGTAATCATTATTCTTCCTCTTTAATAGGTCCCATCATATAGTCAAATACAAAATTAGTATCTTTCTTTGCTATCATTTCTTTTGGAATATCAACAACGTCTGGGTGATAATACCAATCTTCGTAAGGGTAACCAACTTCATGGAAACCAATGTTTGGAACAGCAAGTTTATACCCAGCTCCTTCAAGAATCTTTTTCGCGGCAAACTTTTTATCAGTACCTAAACGATAAGAATCGTGTTCAAAAGTAATAACACCAAATTTAAATTTATCAAGTGGTAGCCTTTCTAATACAGCCATCGAATAATCGTCACAATCAATTTGTAAGTAATCAATAACTGGATCTACACAATGTAACTTAAACAACTCTTCATAATCAATTGCTGTTGCATCCGTACAAATAACGGTATTATTTCTTGCTTCTTTAAATGCATAACATAGACCATCGTCAATATCAATTGAGATACCTTTCCAACCAAACTTGGTTTCAAGCAGTGCAGTATTATTGTGAACAAACGGACCACCCGATCCAATCTCTAAATAAGAACCTTGTCTTTTACCTTTATATGCAGATAATACAAACATATCTTGGAAGTGTTTAGAATGATTAATTTTAATATCTTCAATACCATCAAACTTGTACTTAAATCTATCAAGATCAGTTTCAACATAGGGAATAATATCAGGATAGAAAATCCAACCTAACGCCTTTTCAATTTTTTCTAATAAGTAAGGTTTAAGGTTTTGTTTGTGTTTTAGATTGAAGAACAACTGCTTACCATCTTGTTGACCTGTAATAGACCATTTAGATAATGCTTGATAGTATTCTAAATCTTGAGTACCAGGATATAGAAGTTCTTCATTTTCTGCTGTGACATGTTCAGTGGCCAATCCTAAATTTGCGTGTAATAAACATCTTTTCCAAGCTCTCATTTTTTCGTAAATAGTACATAAGTGATAATGAGCTTCAGGTCTTTCTGGTAATAACGCGGCCGCGTCAAGGAAAGCGCCTTCAGATGTATGGTTCCTATCTCTTTGTCTATCGTAACAGAGACCAATACCAATTAATGATTTGTATTGAAGATTTTTGTCTTCAGTGATATCAGCTGCTTTAAGATATAAAGATACGCCCATAGCACCATTTTCTAATTTATCATATTCTTTTGCCAAATCGTAAATCTTAAAAGGATTCTTTGAATCTAAAATATGAGCTTCTAGTTTTTGTTGTAAATTCATAATTAACACCTGTTCACAAAGTCAAAGAAAACATCTTGAGGAATTTTTAATAAGAACGTACCATTGTCTTGATAACCAAAAGCAATAATAATATTACCTTCATAGAATATCATTCCTGTGGCAAACTCAATATTATATTCACTTCCTGTTGTTGGATCAATTTGACTACCTAAGAAATTAAAGTCAGATGTCCATTTTTCTAAATTCCAATCTTTATCCCATATAAGTACTCTATGATTATAATGACCATCTTTGCGTCCAAAGGCATCTTTATTTAAATCAACCTCGTGAGTTAATGTCATTCTTCTACCTTCACCAATTGGCCATACCTGAGTACCGCCACGAAGATCTCTATATATTTCTGTCCTAGAAACAACATTTGATTGTGGTGTTAAATGAACTGTTGTTGTCGTTTTTGTTTTAATATCAAATTTAACGACTTCACAAGGATTACACCATTTAACAAAGTGCCATGGCATATCAACGATAGGCATCCAATTCTTTTCACAATATGTACCATCATCGCCTGGAGCAGGAATAGGATAACGAGCAACTTCTTTCCAGATGTCATTAATATATTCTATTTCTTGTAGCTCCATTCTGCCTTTACCTTTATCGTCATAACAATCTCGACGAACTCCACAAAGGAATAAACGCCCTTCCCAATTGAATAAACGACCATCTTCAAGACCAATAAAGTTCCATGTAGGTTTTGTATCAAGTTCTGAAGTATCAATCCTACTTGCATGAATAACCTCCAAGTCACCATTTAACTCGGTCATGATATTGTAAGTAGTTAAACTTATATCGTTTTCTGGGTGGATGTATTGTAAGGGACCCCAGACATGAGGCCACTTTTTGCCTTCTGAATGGTAAAGAGTATAATTAACATGACGGACGTTCAAAAGAATCCTTCCTTCGTGTAGAAAGATGGAAGGATTCATTATCCCTGTCTCGCCAGTTAACTCTTTGGGTAGTGTAATTGGGTGTATGCTTCCGCCACGTTTTAGCGCGTAGTGCACCAAGCCGTGATGACGTAAATCATGCATGTTATCTCCATTATATAGATCAAAATTTTATTTATTCATTTAAGACCAAGGAATTGCTCTTGAACCAGCGCCTTGTCTATCTATCTTATCCTGAATAGCTGTATTATAAGAATTCATCAGTTCAGTAGATATACCTGCTTCTAACCAGCCTATAACAGTTGCTTCAGTTAAATCAGAAAAGCTAACAAAGTCTGCTTCTCCAACAGAGGCTGCTGTAAGTTTATGAAACCCCACAACGCTGCCTTTTGAACCGTCGTCTGCTGTGCCAGTTTTAACCCACTGTATTTTAACAACTGCGTTAGATAAAGTTACACCGTCACCATTAACTTGGTCGATGGTTTCTAAATTAACTATTGTCCAAGAATAAGTCATTGTTTATAACCTATTCTGGGTCAGCTGCGGGATCTTCGCCAGGTACTGGAGGAGCAACAACTTCAACTGGATCTGCCCAAGGCATAACGCCTTCTTCAATACTGGCTTCGTCAATCTGCGAAGCAACTCTTTCAGAGATATGATCTGCATATCCTTGATCGCCGTTTACGACAGCTTGAATCCAACCTAAAACGGTTGCTTCTGTTAATTCTTCGAATGGGGCAAAAGAACCTGCTGGTACGTTAACTGCAGTGAAAGGTGTAGCTCCTGAGAACTCTCCTTCGTTACCGCTGCCATCTACTCCAACAACTTTCCAATATGTTTGAACTACAGCGCCGGCAAGCGTTGCTCCTTCAGCGTTAACTTGATCCCTTTTCTTAAGGGAAGTCACACTCCAAGTCCACGTATAATCTGTGCTAAGTGCCATTTTATTTTCTCCTATTAATAACTTAATGTTATATTTCTATTTATAATTTATTTCTATTATATCAAAAACCAGTTCATATGTCAACTGATTTATGAAAGTTTTTCAACCAACTTAGAAACCATGTCTTTCAAATCATTAATTTCTTGTTGCTGATTATTTATAACGGTTTGTTGTTCTTTAATTGCCTTGGCTAACTCTACTGCCGAGGCTAATGCCGCTCCACCATAGTTAACTGATAAAGTTCCCATTTCGTCAGTGGCAGCTGTGACTGCTTCTGGTAATAACTCTTGAAGGGATTGAGCTGATACACCAACCTGAGTTAGTTGTTCCCCATCAGTACGATCGTAAATACCTACACGAACTTCTGATAAGCGAGAAACAAAGTTATCAGGCATTGGTTTCCAGTTTGTTTTTAATCGCTCATCCGAATAAGCAGTAACGTTGCCACTTGCTTTTATTGAATAAGACATGGAAGAACCATACCCGCCATTAATCAACACTAACAAACCGTGGCTATCTAGGTTTCCTGCAGTTCCACCGGCATTTGGATGAGACCAAGCCATTCCATAAAGGTTACCAGTTGTAGTACCATTCGCAGGTAATCTCCAAGAAGAGCCCATTGACCAAACATGCTGATAACGATATGATGAATATACACCATAAAGTCCTTTACCATAGTTAGCATCACAAGCAATATCACCAGCGATTCTAACAGACACACCACTTGTATTTGGATCTACATAATAATTAGTATTATCAGAATCGTAGAATACATTAGCGCGAAGATCACCACTTCCGCCGCCGCCATACATAGCGAATTCTTTCCAAGCAGATGTGGATGTACTCCACTTACCTCTTGCCCAATATCTATTGGCGGTTGCATTCGTAGCACCGACCATCATCCAACCGTATGCTCGACTACCGTTGCTTAGTGCATAGTGTTGACCAGATACAATACCTTGTGCGTGAATATATCCACCACCTTGCGGGTGGTCGGTTCCACCTCCCCAAATATCCCAACCAGAGAAACCACCTTTCCAAGCGTTGGCCCAGGTACCAGCACCAGTTCCCCAACCAAAAGTACCTGTGTGATAGTTAGTATCACTAGTGTAGTCAGATCGAGGAGTAATCCAATGGTGAGCATTACCCATTCTAACGTGAGCAGCATTAGTCCATTTATTTGTATTTGAAGTACCGTTCGGATCCAGATAATAACCGCTATTATTCGAATCATAGAAAATTGTACCATAGATAGCACCATCACTTCCGAAGTACTTGTTACCATTCCAATAGTTTTCTTTCAGAATAGAACGGCCATTCATGTACATTTCGTTTACATTGAAATAGAAGTTAGACCTATCAGTATAGATATGAGCGTGTGAACTGTTAGCAGGTCCAAATTCAATATATCCTGAAGGAGTCTGATGTCTCCATCCCCAAGAACCACTTCTGAAGTAATAAGAACCATTACCGTAGTCAATACTTGATAATCTACTTCTTCCATTAGGATTACAGAAATAACCAGTGTCATTAGAATCGTAATAAATGCCGGCGTACATTGCACCACCATTACCACTGTTTTCATCAAGTATTGGTATTGTTCTCCAAGCTCTCCAACCACTCCATGCACTTCTAAATCTGAGGTTAGTAATTGGTCCACCAACCATCTGCCAACCAGTATTTTGCGTATTACTAACGTTATAATGATAGGCCTGAACACCAACCCAATGAGATGTACCTGAAGGCTGGTTAGCTGGATTAGACCAAGAATCAATAAAGCCCGAACCCCAAGTTGCGACCTGGTTCATATCAATCCGGCCCCAACCCATTGAACCAGTCCAATAGTTTTGATCACCAGTAATACGAGGTCTTGCTGAGTAATATTCTGCGCTGTTTCTTGTTTGACCAGAATTACCGATCATCGCCTTGGTTCTATTACTTACACCTTCAAATCGCGTTGAGTTAACTGATGCGCCATTGAAGTAATAGGCGGTGTTGTCTCTATCGTAATAGATATATGCTCGAGCATCATTCATATATGATACACCGAACTGCTCAGTAGTTGTACTTCCTGGGCTTAATCTGAGGCCCCAGCCACCACCGCTGTGTAATAGACCAAAACCTGAACCATCGTAATAGAGGTAACCACGACGACCTGTACCAGAACCTTGTGAACCGTTATAACGATCGTATATAATTAATCCACCAGAACCACTTGCGCCATCTAAGTGCCAATAGGATGAACCTGGACTATAGAAGTGACGGCCTGTTGCTTGGTTATATAAACCTTGACCTGCGTTATAGTTACGGAACCACTCATAGTTATAAAGACCGTTAACTGTTGTTGTATTAAATCTTGAATCACCAGAGCCTGAACCGAAGTAAAAAGCAGTATTATTTCTATCATAGAAAATATTAGCTCTTACATCATTCATATATGAGGTAGAAGCAAAGTTACCATAATAATTAGTATCGTTTCTATCGTAATAAATGTCAGCTTGCATTGAGCCGTTAACGTAAGTTGTTCCACCAACATACCATTGTAAGTATAGGTTATTACCTGAACGTGAATCTAAGTGCAAGTTACCGTTTGTAGTCGCAACTGAAGCTTCGTTACTATATCGACCATTTGTACCAACAGCAAGGTATCTGCCCCAACTTGTGTTAGGTCCATGCAATGCACCACCTCTAATTCTTAAAGCAGCATTAGAAGTTGAATTAGGATCTAAGTAATACCCAGTATCATTATTGTCATAGAAGATTGGAGCACGAGAAGAAGTAGTGGAGAAGTTGTTACCACTGCTATCCGTTCTGAAGTTCCAGCTTCCAGCTTGGTTAAGGAAACCAATTTCGTTACTGTTATTAGCGTATACATAACCGCGGGCGTTATTACCCGTAGTCGTAAACAGAATCTCAGCAGTTGACTGAGTAGAATACAATCTGAAACGACGGTTACTATCAGAGTACCAATGCATTGCTGTTGCTTGGTTATATAGACCTTCACCAGAGTTATCATTACGGAACCAGTTACGAGCATAGAATTCAGTGGCTCTTACTGCAGTACCTAAGTTTGAAGTACCTTCAGGATTTAAGTAATATCCAGTATTATTACGATCATAATAGATAGGTGCGTCAAGTCTTGCCGAAATTAATACATGACCGTTACCACGAATAATTTGGTTCCAAGTACCACTTGTGCCGCCATCTCTGAATGATATATCTTCATTACCTGATGTAGCAATAATAAGGTGGGCATCGTTTTCTTCACGTGACTGAATATAACCACGAACATTACCTGATTGAGTTCTTAATGAAATTGTACCATAGTTACCAATTGTAAGTTCTTGTAATATTGAAGTACTTGCTGGATTAGTATAGAAACCTGTATTATTTGTATCGTAGAATATAGGTGAACGAATACTGTTATAGTTAAAGAAGTCTGTGGAAGATGTTGCTACCTGTCTCCAACCTGGGTTATAACTATTACCTTGATTGTTGTAAATATAAACTGAACCACCACTTGCACCGGTCGTAGGACGAATAACTAATGATGTATAGTACGAACCGTCATGCCATGTGGCAACCGCAGTACCTGCCATCTCAATACTCTGAATGCCTGTATTAACATCAGA